ATAGTTAGATTATTCTAGTATAGGATAATTACACTTCAATGGGCGTTAATCAGGATACATCAGAACCCCATTATATCGAGGAGAAGCAGGAAAATTCCCATTAACATCTACTTTCATCCTTTTACAACGAATAATCTCGTTTTTTCGTTTAGTTCTATATATGATCTCCCTAAGAATCCAGTTTAGCACCATTAAGCCGATCAGGGTTCCAAAAAATCCAACAGGATTCCGTTCCATCACAACATAAATCGCGGGGCTTAGTAGGGCAGTTAAAACCCAACATTCTTTGTGGGTAAATCGCATGATATTATCTCCTTGTTGAGTAGAATATAACTATTATATTTATACTTGTCAACACAAATCCCAAAAATAATTTGCGTGCTTCTACAAAGAGGGGGGGTGGTACCTTGGGGCGCGGGGACTTTAATCCTGTAATATAATTTGACACGCGCTTCCAACTCCGTTATATGCGCAGCTAAAGGAGACCTTATGGAGAAGCGTAAGAAAATCGCCCTTAAAGTTTTAAAGTCCCTGGGGCTCACTGGAGAACAGGCTGCCCAATCTCTCAGACTGGAATACGATGCTGACCTGATACGGACATTCTCTGAGCCCTTGCCATTCCTTCCCAATCCCGACCCGGCTACGGAGACTAACCAGGAGCGGCTGACGAGGATAGAGTTAGAGAAGCAGCTGTTACTCGCACCTGAGAATGCCATGATAGAGGCCATGTTCCTCCAGAAGATTGAAGAGGGTCTAAACGATTATCGTTGTGACACCGATACCATCTCCAAGTTGTCTAAGGCATACAAGGAGGTTCGGTCCTGCTCAGTACCCCCTGAATTGCCCAAGCCTAAGGGAGAGACCAATACTTTCAATCTCCTTATCGATAATAAGAAGGTGAAGGGTGCTTTGAATAATGTCAGTCCGTAATATCAACATCCCTTATAACTTCACCTTACGCCAATATCAGCAGCCTCTATGGAACGCTATTGTGCGCGGCAGTTATCAGCGAGCTCTCGTGGTCTGGCATAGGCGGGCTGGTAAGGATAAGACGTTCATTAATATTATGGTGGCCAAAGCACTCCAAAGACCAGGCGCGTATTTTTATATCCTGCCTTATTACAGCCAGGCGAGAAAGATTGTCTGGGAAGGCAGCGATAAAGATGGATTTAAAAATCTTGACCACTTTCCCGCCCCTCTCATTAAGCATAAGAACAATCAGGAGATGATCCTGGAACTCCAGAATGGCTCCATAGTGAGATTCCTCGGGTCGGACAACATCGATAGCATTGTAGGGACCAATCCTATCGGAATCGTCTTCTCAGAGTTCTCTTTACATAAGACAGAGGCGTGGAACTACCTTAGACCAATCCTCTTGGAAAACGAAGGATGGGCCATATTCAATGGCACCCCTAGAGGTCAAAACCAGCTCTACGATATGTATAGGTCCGCCTTAAACGATCCCAGTTGGTACACCTCCCTCCTTACAATAGATGATACCAACGTCTTAACGCCACAACAGGTAGAAGCAGAGATTACAGCAGGAATGCCTAGACCCCTAGCCTTGCAAGAGTTCTATTGCTCATTCGACTCTGGACTTACAGGCTCTTACTATGCGGAGCAGATCAATAGACCCCATGTAATTCAGCCCTCAATTCCTCATAACCCGGCCCTCCCTGTATGGACCAGCTGGGACGTTGGTGTCGATGATGAGACCGTTATATGGTTCTATCAAACCTGTACCTCCTCTTTCCAGGTTATAGATCTCTTACATGACTCCAATAAGGGGCTTGACTTTTATGCACGAGCACTCCATAATAAGCCCTATGTCTATTCTTACCATATTTTGCCCCACGATATTAGGCAGAGAGAACTCTCCAGTGGTAAGTCAAGGTTGGCCTTACTACGTTCTCTCTGTCTTGATAATGTTCGGGTTGCACCTCACTTGTCACTGGAGGAGGGCATAGACCAGACTCGGAGGTTCATAACCCAATGCACATTCTCCAACGCAACATGCAAAAAGGGTCTAGAGGCACTCCAAGCTTATAGAGCAGATTGGAACGAGAACGCTAAAACATACGGAAAGCCTGTCCACGATTGGTCCTCCCACTACGCGGATGCCTTGAGGATGGGCGCCATAGGACATATCACAGATGAGCAAAACCACGCTACCGATATCACTCGAGAAGACCGATCTATCCTCGACGACCTCTCCCAAGACAGGCCGTATACAGTTCCACCAGAATCCGGAGAAAGACTCACAAGACTCCCAAGTCGGGAAAGAGTCATCTACTACTGATAACTCGTTCTACAGCAATATCTTGAAGGGACGTGCGTGATGGCAGCAGGTCTATCCGAAACATACGCGAATGCGTATAATGCCCGCTACCGGGACCAGATCGATTCTTATCTTGATCAGGGCTTAGGGCAGGATACCATTGACGCTCTTCATACCACTGTTCAGAATGAGATCAGCCGTCAAGCTCAGAATGTTGATGCAGGATGGCTGCTACAAGCTCAAGCAGATCGGGATTACGCCTTTACTCAGGGTTCGGCGGAAATGAATGAAGATTATCGCAACGCGATGCTCTCTACCGATAACTGGGTCGACAATCAGATCAAAATAGCCTCTATTAAAGGGATGTCTGCCCGTCGTAACAGTCAGACCACTATGGGTATTCCCGCCCCAGCAAATTCTACCTCGTCACTCTTAATGGATGAAGAGGATGAAGCCAATTCACGTAAAAGAACCCTTCTAGGATCTATTATAGGATAAGGATAAGGAGACACCATTATGTCATTCGGAGCTGGTGCCAGCGCACCTGATAACAGTGCCTACGAGAATGCTCTCAGAGATCAGAAAGTTGCAACCGAGCTGGCAGAGGCTAACGCTGCTGCCCGGAAGGCTGCTCTTGATGATGCTTGGGAGGCTGCTCGTATAGGGAAAGCCAATACTCTTCTGTTTGAGGAAGAAGAAGGGTTAGCGGCGGCAAAGCCTAACACTCTTCAAGGACTCTTGGGTTCGTAATGGTAGTCGACCGCATCTCAGAATATACTCGCAGAATAGAGATGCTCCAGCAACAGCGGGCAGTCTTTAACAATGTCTGGGATCAGATATCAGAGGTGGTACGTCCAGAGGCTGCTAGTTTCACTGGAACGTATGATACCCCTGGAAGAAAAGCAGGAGCACGACTCCTGGATGCGGTGGGACAACATTCTTGTGAACTACTCGCAGCAGGCTTCTACTCCCTCTTGACCAATCCTCAGACGAAATGGTTCGATCTTCAGACGACCAATCCTACCCTCCGCGATTTACCCCAAGTAAAACAGTGGTTGATAGACTCATCTCAGGTTCTGGCCACAGAGATGCAACGCCCTCAGACAGGCTTCACTCAAGCCCTTCAAGAGTTCTATCTCGACTATTGCGCCTTTGGTAATGGCATCCTCTACACCACTTCCACTCCTGATTCTCACGCTCTTCAGTTTATAGCACTCCCTCTACAGGAATGCTTCTTCCTTGAAGGGCCCGATAATCAGGTGGCCTCACTCTACCGCAAATACCGTAGGAAGGTGGCAGAGGTGGTAGACTTCTTCACCCTTCCCGCCGTCTCTAAGGATGTGCACGATGCCTATCTCGCGGGTAGATACGATGAGTCCGTAGACCTTCTACACGTTATAGAGCCCTCCTCTCAGGCCCTCAGCCAGTGGAACACTCTAGCTTATTCCAACATTTATATAGATCTCTCCCATAAGCACATTATGCACCAGGGTGGGTTCCATGAGCGTCCATTCCAGGTGGCACGGTTCCGCAAGACCTCTTACGAGATCTATGGCCGTGGTCCGGGTCATACCGCTCTCCCAGATCTCCAGACCCTCCAGGAAGTGATGAAAACCACTCTGAAGGCTGCCCAGAAGCTGGTAGACCCTCCCCTCGCCATACCCGATGCGGCCTTCATAGAACCAGTCAATCTCAAGCCTGGTGCTGTGACCTTCTACCGCCCGGATGGGCCCAATGATCAGATAATTCCCCTGAACGGCAACGCTGACCCCTCCTGGGGCTTCCAGACCGCTCAGGATATACGTAATCGCATTCGCTCTATGTTCTACGTTGACCAACTCCAACTGAATGAAGGCCCTCAGATGACCGCAACAGAGGTACTTCAAAGAACAGAAGAGAAAATGCGCATGATGGGACCTGTGGTTGGACGCGCTATGACGGAGTTGTTATCTCCGCTCATTGAGAGAAGTTTCTATATCCTTTATCGCAAAGGGCTATTGCCATCCGCTCCTCCACAGGTCCTCGAATCTTGGCCAGGTCTCTCAATCGTCTACTTGTCCCCCTTCGCTAAGGTCCTCGATCAGAACGAGGCTAATGGCATTATGCGCGTAACTCAGCTCATATCGCCGTTCATGGATGTCAATCCAGAGGTGATGGATATCTTCTCAACAGATAATATAGCTCGCAGGCTGATGGATATGTACGCCATCTACCCGGCTTGTGTACGCACAGAAGAGGAAGTGGCAGCCCTCCGCACTCAACGCGCAGAAGCTGCCCAACAACAGCAGATGGTCCAAATGATGCAGCAGGGTGGTCAAGGCTTCGCAAATATGGCATCTGGCCTTAAACAGCTCTCAGAGGCCCAAGCAGGCACTCCGGCGTTATAAGATGACTCCTACTATGGAAATGTTCTTTACTTTTGTTCTAAGGCTATTATATGGCCGTTAAAGACCAAGCAGAGGAAATAGCCTTAGCGTATAGAATGACCTTCGCCAGTGCAGAAGGCCAGACCGTGTTAAAGGATTTAATTCAGGCCCATTACATATTGAATCCACTTCCTCTAGATCAGATTCACTATGCAGAAGGCCAGAGGAATGTTATCCTCAGAATAATGGCCTTATCAGGCGTTAAACCTTTAAAGTAATACTTTAAGGATTATCATGTCAGAAGAAACTACAACTACCGCAGCGGAAGCTACAACGGCGAGCAGTTTCGATGTAACTCCTCAAGGGGGTGGTACCATTGCGCCGTCTACATTTGAACAAGGTACTTCGTGGCTTTCTGGACTTCCGGAAGACCTGCGCAGTGCACCGAGCCTTCAGAAATTTAAAGATGTACCCAATCTTGCTAAATCTTACCTGAATGCAGAAAGATTGATTGGGACTGAGAAGATACCCGTTCCTAAGACGGATGAGGATTGGTCCAATGTATATGATAGACTTGGTCGTCCCGCTACACCCGGGGACTACCAATTCGACCTAAGTGGAAAGGCGGATGACCAGACACAGGCAGCTCTCAAGCAGGACCTTGCATGGTTTGGTGAGATTGCGCATAAGAATGGCCTGTCCAAGAAGCAGGCGAATGCGGTCCTCGATGGTTATCTCTCGAACATTGCGACAGCACGCCAACAGGTCAAAGCGAATGAAGATTATGAAATGGCGACAGCACGCGCTGCAATTAATCAAAAGTTTGGCACCGCTGCTCCTCAAAAGCTTGCGTTGGCTACCCGTGCTGCCAAACATTTTATGTCAGAAGACCTTTATGGAAAAGTGAATAATTCTGGTCTCGGTCGTAACCCGGAGTTTATAGAATTTTTATCCAATCTTGGGGAGAAATTCTCCGAGGACATTGGCATAGATAAAACTGGCAATTCCACGGTTACTACCGACAGTCTCCAAGACCAGATTAATAAAATACAGTCTAATCCGGCGTACCTTGATGGAACACACCCGGACCACGACCGAACAGTTAAAACGATGCAAGCCCTCTTTGATCAGATGGTCAACTTGCGGAAAATAAATTAAAGTGAGGTTATCATGAGTTTTGAAGTCACCGAAGCGATGGTACAACAGTACCACGCGAACATCGCGCTGCTGTCTCAGCAGCAGGTGTCCAAACTTGAAGGCGCAGTGCGTCGTGAACGCCAGAACGCTGAGTTCTCGTTCTATGATCGCATTGGTCCTGTGGAAGCGCAGCCGAAAGGTGGCCGTCACAGTGATACGCCTCTGATGGCGACTCCCCACTCCAGAAGGCGCGTACAGACGGCCCCGTGGAACTGGGCAGACATGGTTGATACCACAGACAAACTGCGCATGTTGGTGGACCCCACCAGCGCTTATGCCCAGAATGCCGTAATGGGTTTCAATCGCCGGAAGGATCGTATCATCATTGAAGCCGCTTTTGGTACCGCTTACGCGGGCAAACAGGGTCAAGACACAGTAGCATTCCCCGCCAGTCAGACGATTGCCGCGGGTGGTACCGGTCTGACCATTGACAAACTCCTGATCGCTCGTGAGATGCTTCAGGAAGCCGAAGTAGCTGACAATCTCCCTCTCTACGCTGTAGTGACGGCTCGTCAGCTCCGCGACCTCCTTGGCAACACGGAAGTGCAATCGAGTGATTACAACACGGTCAAAGCCTTGGTGAAGGGCGAAATCAACACCTTCGTTGGGTGGAATTTCATCCGCTCCGAGCTTCTGCCGGTAGCCTCTACAACCCGTGATTGTCTGTTCTTCGCTGCTGATGGTATTCTGTTGGCTGCCGCGGAAGAGATTACGGTTAAGGTCTCTGACCGTCCGGACAAAAACTATTCTACACAGGTGTATGTCGAAATGGACTTCGGCGCCACCCGTATGGAAGAAGTTAAAGTTATCAAAGTCCAATGCACGGAGGCCTAATCATGGCTAGCCATAAAAGATTCGTTCCTACCCAGTATGGTCAATATCCTACAGTTACAGAACAGAATGCCGGTCTGCACTATGGTGCCTTCCGCGTTGATGGTTCTGGCGCTTCGGTATACATCCCCGCTGGTACGGTAAAGATCATTGGTGTTTTCGGTTGGGACACAACTAACGGTTCTGTCCCCCTGGCCACTTCCGGTATTACGGTGGTGGGACTCCAGGACACAATCACAGGTGCAGATCTTGCTGCGGAATCTCTGGGTGCAGCCACTCTTGGTGCTTCTGACTCCAGTGGTACACCGCAATGGTCTCTGGCTGCCGATAAAACGGTGCCCACACTTGTGACCCTGAAAGGCCTCAAACTGAATGCTGCTGCTGGCGTAGTCGGCGGTGTCATTTATTCGTTGGGTTAATCATGGCTACTACTGTCACCGATATCTGCAACAGAGCCCTGTCCCACCTTGGTGAAGAGCCTATTATGGAGGGTGACAGTACGTCTAAGAAAGCACGCTCATGTAGGGCGTGGTATGATGTCACCCGTCTTGATCTGCTGCGAAATCATCCTTGGACATTCGCAATGACTAAGGTCTTCGCAGCACTCAAGGCGGATGAATCGAGAGGGAGTTATCCGGGTGGATATAAGTACGCTTATATCTACCCTACTGACTGTTGTAGGTTAGTCTGGTGTAGTGCTGATGCATATCTTGTGCAAGCCAACTGTATCTTCTCTAATGATTCAAATATGGAGATACGTTATGTACGAGATTTCAAAGATGCTCCAATGTTCTCTGCATCTTTCACCACAGTGTTTACATATGCTCTAGCCAAGAACTTATGTACCCTTCTTATTGGTGATGCTTCCAAGTTACAATTCCTTGAACAGAAAACTACTTTGGAATTGGCGACTGCAAGGCACATCAATGATATTGAGAATGATAGACCAATCCCTGAAGGCTCTATTCAGAGCTGGACTAGGGTGAGATTCTAAGCATGCCTATCATCACGCCATTCCAGTCCAGCTTCCAGTCTGGCGAATTCTCTCCAAAGCTTCATGGCCGTCTGGACATGGATCAGTATTATTCAGCATCACAAGAACTTCTCAATTTCGCGGCTCTACCTTATGGTCCAATCCTTAAAAGGACTGGTTCCAGACTTATCAATGATATGTCTGCGTATTTCCCAGATCTGAGCCTTTTAGAATGCCGTCTGGCTAAATTCATTTATAGAGTGGACCAGAGTGCTGTCATTCTCTTTCTGCCGGAGAAAGCTTACTTCTTCACAGACTTGGGACCGATCGTTAATGATGATGACACCTTATACAACATCGACACTCCCTGGCTGGCCGAGGATTTAATCAATCTGCGTTTCGCCCAGACTGGTGACGTCTTGTGGGTGGTATGTGGTATGCATCCGCCATCAACGATCAGTCGTTATGGGTGGCACGATTGGCGCTTTGAAGTTCCTCTGTTTACAGAAGCTCCGGATGACTGGGTGGAAGGGAACTATCCTCGTCAGGTCTGCTTTTTTGAGCAAAGACTTTGTCTAGCCTCGTCAGTGACGTCTCCTCAGACCATCTGGTGTTCACGGATCGCCTCTTATACGGATATGACCACCAAGACGGTGATTGGTACTGAGACTGAGGTAATGGATTCCGACTCCATTTGGTATACGCTCAGCGCGGATGATACGAATGGTATTGCGTGGCTTCTACCCTTAGAGATCCTGGCTGTAGGGACCCAGGGTGGTGAGTATAAGGCCACCGCTTCCAGTTTGAATGAGGCCATTACCCCGAAGAACTTCAAGATCACTCGCCAGTCCAACTATGGTTCTAACTGGAGCGCTGCTGCAGCTATGGACAATGGTTGTGTCTTCATCCAGCGGGATGGCAAACGTGTCCGTCTCTTTCAGTATCAGGTAATGTCTGACAACTGGGATTCCATGAATATCACTGCCACAGCGGATCATATTCTGGGGACTGGAGCTATTAAGGTTGAAGTGATGACATCTCTGGACAATTACACGATTGCCCTGACCAAGGAAGGCTATCTAGCCGTCTTCTCCTACGATAAGGAAAGTAAGGTCAAGGCGTGGTTCAGAATAGTCTTGGCGGATAACGCTCGGATCCTGGACTTCACCATCATTCCGGGGGTGGGAGCAGAAGACTCTTCAGACCAGATTTGGATGATGGTCAAACGCGATCACCAAGTCTTTATGGAATGCCTCGCACCTGCTTTTGGTGAACTCGATGACGAAGTCTTCATGGATGCCTTCCTGGAGTATCGAGGAGAAGAGACGAATATCGTACGCAATCTGGAACACTTCATTAACGAGACTGTGGACGTCATGGTTGACGGGTGGTACTATGGCACAGCGATAGTTGCCACGGATGGCACAATTACGCTAACCTCCTCTGGCACGTGGATAGCTGTAGGTAAGAGCTACATCGCCAGAATGGTCACAATGAATATCAACAATAATCAGGAATTGACCATGGCCAGACAGAAGAGGATGATCAAAGCTGACCTCTTCTTGCATAAGACTCTGGGTCTGAGGGTTGGTACAGTTCCTAGTGATATTCAGACATATGAAGGACGAGCAACGGATATTGTGTACTTGGGACCAACAGAACATATGAATGCAGCTCCGACACCATTCACGGGGAACAAGGATGTTCTTCTGAGTAGTGACACCAGTACGGATGTAGCCTTTGTCTTTGAGTCGTACCAGCCATATCCGTGTATGCTCAGGGACATAAAGTACACGATAGATGTTCGTTAAATATGAGGATGACCCATTATTCGTAGGCAGAATAGGCTCTCTACTAGAAGCCCATGCCACCGAAATGGACTATAAGGATTACGGAGCAGACGTAGAATTTTTTATCACGGGAATAAGATCAAAATTTGTGTACGCCTATAGTCTAAACAATGATTCCTCGGTTGTTGGATATAGCGCGTACACAATAAATAGATTACATTTCAGGGCACATATACGAGTAGCAACATGTCTGGTAACATACATCCAACCCAAGTATAGGATAAAGGGTGTATGGTTGCTCCTAAGATACGCGGAACAGCATTTAATAGCCTCAGGTGTGAAACAATTTTTTGATTGGGCTCCTGTGAACAACCCAATGGTGACAATCCGGGAAAAGATGGGATACACTCCCAAATATACCGGGATGATCAAGGAAGTCTAATTATGAGTATGATGGCGGTTGGAATAGCAGGGCTGGTACTCTCTGCAGCCAGTATGGCGATGTCAGCCATGCAGTCCAGTCAGCAGCAGCAAGCCCAGAAATCTCTCCTCGATGCCCAGGCTGAAGCGCAGGGAATGCAAGCCCAGACTCAGAAGCTGGCTTCACGGCAGAAGGCTGCCTACATTACGGACGAGGAGATGCGCACCCGCTCCAGCATGATGGCCCAAGCCGCCAGCGCTGGGGTCACTCTGGACTCCGAATCCTTTCTGGGGGTGGTACAAGAGTCAGCTTCAATGGCTGAACGTGACCGCACAAATGTTCTTCTGACGGGTAGACTTGAAGAAGGTGCCAGTCTTGCAAGAGCAAACATGTACGGGTACCAGGCCAATGTCGCGGGCGATACCATGTGGGGAACAACTGGAAGTCTTCTCTCAGGTGCAGGCTCACTCTTATCCGGAGCAGATAAACTGGGATTCTTCTCAGGACCATCCACCACAACTGATCCTGGTGAAACACTTCTGAGGCAGACATAATGCCTACACTTCAGGGTTATAAGCAAGCGACGGGAGTAGTCACACCCACAGCTCCAGCAATGCCCAACTGGGCCAAAGCTGAAACAGGCTTCCTTAAGGGTCTTCCTCAATTTGCCGAGGGTGGTGAGAAGCTACTCTCTGCTTGGTTTAACGTGATGAAGACCCGTCAAGAACGGGATGCTGGCACTTCTCTGTCCAAGGAATTCCGGGAACAGTTTGCAGCCTTTGTAGGAGACGAGAAGTACCAAGGCGCTGGAGCAGACCATCTTATGGAGGCGTGGGACGAGAAGAAGAACGAGATTTATGAGAACTGGAGCAAAGCCAATCCTGACATATCGGGCACGGTGGCATCTCCAATGTTCGATAAGATTTACGAGAACTACGCGAATAGGATTGGTTCTGAACAGGTTTCAAGACAAGCTGCCTGGGAAGTCCAGTCAAAGGTTAATGCTGCCCAAGAGGTCATCGATACCCAGATTAACATGACGCCTTCCTTGGCAGGATTCCAGCAGATGGCCGAACAGGTCAATGCCATTTTCCCGAATGATCCTAATAAGGCTCGTGCCATGATTGACAAGGGCACCATGGAGATGGCCAAGTCTTTTGAGCAGGAGAACCCTGCAGCCTTTGTAAAATTTGCCTCAAGTAACATGAGAGCTTTAACGGATGCCACAGGTGCCCATAACAAGGACACCTTCCTTGGTCTCATCCAGCAGGGCAAGAATCAGTTGAAAGTAGACGAGGCTCATAACTGGCAGATGCAACAGCATGCTCGCCAGACTGAGATGTTCCTTCGCCAGAAGAACAATGACATTGCTCAAGAAGCCATCATGGAGAAACTCATGACGGTGGATGAGAATGGTCTGACCCAGTCTCTCAATCTTAATGAGCCCATCAAGGATGCCACAGGGAATGAAATTCCTTTGTATAAGGCCTTGAAGCCGGAGCATTTCAACTGGGCAGTAGACCTTGCGAAAGGCTCAGCCACGACCAAGGTTCCAACAGATCAAGCGGCTCGCAATCTTCAAGCTCTGGCAGACAATAATCCTGGGGACTTTGCGGCCCAGAAAGCTGCCATTCTCGAAGCTACGGTTCAGGGTAAGGTAGATCTCAAAGATGCCACGAGTCACCTTCAGCTTTTAAACACCCTGACCAATCTGTCGGATGACACTGGGCCTTTCAACAAGTTCAATGTCAAGAACACGGCTGATTACCTTAAGGCGCAGATAGTCCAGGTACCTGACGAGATCACCTCCATGATGCAGGCTTCTCTGGCGCCGGATAAGGCAGCTGGAGCTCTTATGTTTGAGGAGACTTCCACCAAGCGCGCTAAGGCTACGGCAGATTACCATCAATTTATGTACGATTACGACCAGCGGAAACAGGAGCTCGAGAAACAAGGTTTATCTGCCCTTGAAGTAGCCAAGATTCTCGATCCTCACAATCCTGGTTCTGAGATGTTCCAATTGCTTCAGCAGATAAAAAATCCTGCCAATCCACCTGGGACCTACGCGAATACGTCTGCTGCTGGTCGAGCAGCTATGCGTACGGGAGTAGCTCAGTCTAAGACAGACCCTGTAAGTAATACACTTAAGGGACTGGATAAGTTCTGATGGCCCTCCCTTTTCTCCTCAACGAGAATTCCCAGAAGATTGTCAGTGACAATAATACCACCCCTGCTGAATTGTCCCGTCAATTGGGACTCCAATACGCTGACTCTCTGACCCGTCATTCCCCGCAAGAGGTTGAGGCTCACTACCGGAACAATTTCGGTTGGGCGCCTTACACTGGTCAGCGTGATGGCAATGTTGTTAAGAACCTTATCTTCGGTACTGAGGTCAAGCCTACTGGTACACCCGGCAACTTTGTAGACCAATCTGACCCTCAAGGTACCCCTAGAGCTCCTGTCAATACTTTGGCACCCTCTCAATCTTCTATTGAGGCCTTCACCAACGCTGATACTGAAGCTCGTACGGGAGGTGGTATAGGTGCTATTCTGGAGACCCAGACTGTGGCAGCTCCAGAAGATGTTGAAGCCTTCCCGATTGCATCCATGGCTGGCAATCTCTTGGGGACTCTCAAGTCTGATATGCCTCTGATGATTGCTGGTGCTGTTGCTGGTGCGCCTGCTGGTCCTCTGGGGGTGGCAATTGGTGCGACTGTTGGTGCAATGATCCCTGCAGCTACACGGACATGGATGAGTCTTAAGGCCCGATTCGGGGAAGTGGATGGATTCGATGAAGCCTTCGAACAGGTTGGTCCTCTGATTGGCCAGGTGGTACAGGGTGAGAGTATTGACCCTGAGCGTCTAGCCAAGGTGACCAAATACTGGGACAAGGTTCTTCCGCGTCTTTATGCTTCAGGTACCGAGGCGGGTAAGGCTGGAAACATTGTAGCGGCCTCGATGATCGCTCCAGCTCTAGCCTCCAGTGGTGCCAGCACTTATCTTGCAGGACTATCCCAGAATGCTTTCAGTGCCAAGCCTCTAGCGGCCACAATGAGTAATGTTGAGAGGGTGGCACTTCTCACAGGTTTGGTTGGAGCTGAGAATGCTGGAGTAGCCGGAGCAAGTCTTATCAGTGAAGGAAGAATGCCCAGTGCTTCGGAGTATGTGCTGAATAGCATGGCATCTTTTGGTGTTCGTGGTACCATGGCTGGAGTTTCCAAGGGCCTCAACCTTTGGGATCATTTTGGTCTTGGACCTGAAGAACTGAAGAGCAAGATCATCTCTGATCCCAAATTTAAACAAGCTTACATGACGGAAAGCTCCTACCGGGTAAGACCGAAGTATCAGGAGTATTTCCACTTTGAATCCGGGAACCAGACTCTCAATTTTACTGGCCCTGAAGGACAAGCTCAGTTTACAGTCTCCCCAACTAATTGGCTTTACACTTCAGAGGCCAGTGCAGAACGCGCCATAGCGCAGGTCCAGGGTCCACTTGAAGAACAGCTTCTAGATGTGGGTATCCGGTTAAAGGAGCTCAATCGTCAGGAGACTGGTCTGGCTCAGGTAGCCAATCGCCCTGGCACACCCACGAAGGTCTATGATCAGCTTGACGCTCTCCGTCAGGAGAAGCAGGCAGTTCTAGAAGAGCAAAACCTCATTCGTAATCAGTTACCCGAGGACAGACCCGCTGCTGTCCTTCAGGTTGTGGAGGTCAAGAAAGATGCGAGGACTATCGACCTTGCAAATGATCCGTATAACCCGAACAAGAATGCGAGACTGGTTGCTCAGAAAATGCTTGGGCATGTGCCTTCGGACTCCGAGATCTCTAAGTTTATCTCTAACCCTGGTGAAGAGTTTTTTGACCGTATCAAGGAAACTCCGTTCTCTATGGAAGAGATAAGACAGCTTGCCGGGACGAATGACCTCAAGACCACTCTGGTGGACGAGGTTAACGAGCTTTATACGGTGGACTGGAAAGGGATGTCCCTTGATGATCGTTACATGCCCTTTGAAGACCGGACCATCCGTCCTGGGCGTGGAATCAATCCTCGGAGTCAGCTGAATGCTGCTGCCCAGACCCAGCTTGACGCCATTAAGACTGACATGGTCAAGAGTGGTCTGAAGGACACAGAAGGTGCTACAACCTTCCTCAAGGATGCTGCTCTGGCCTTAGAGGATACTCTGGGCCTCAATAGTGCCGAATGGTTGAGCCGCTGGAATGTGGCACCCATAACCAAGACTGTGAAGGGTCGTCGGAAAGCTGCCATAGATGTCCAGCAACTGGGACCAAGAAGCTTCCTCAGCACCATTCAAGAAGAAGGTGCCACCGTTACTTATAATGGACAGGCAGCCACTCTTCTGGGTGACGTACCTGAAGCCAAACTGCTCGAACAATTTTCTGCTGGAGTTCTCCAGACAGCTCTAGAATCTGATGACATCGTGGCCAAGAATCTGGTCAAGGCCATGGGCAAGAACCCTGAAGCTTTCCAAGCCAAGCTGGTCAAGTACTGGCAGACGGGGAAAGTTGACAATCCTTGGAGTGCCAGACTTCTTCAAGGTTTCAAGGATTTCACTCAAGGTAATCCTAAGCTTCAGGAAGTTCTCGATGGGCTGATCAAACCACCCATGGAACGGGCAGCCTCTTATGAAGGCGCCTTGAAGACTATGGGAGATGCCATAGCCTTCACGCCTGTAGCCAGAACTGCCAAGGAATGGTTCCGTAAAACTAAGCTTAATATGCGGACAAACTTCTTTGATAAGTACGCTCCACTGAATGTGGTGGAGAAAGAAGGCCAGTACACTCAATCCTATATAGAAGCTCGAACCAGAACCAACAGCATTGACCGTGCTGGACTGGCTCTAACTGATGGCACTTTCGACTGGAATGGCAATCTCACTGGCGAATCTCTAGCTAAGATTGTGAACGATGCTGGTGATCCTCAAGAGTTGTCCAAGTATCTGGCCGCCAAACAATTGACAGCCTCATATGCCAAAGGCGATAGCCTTCCGGTCAACCGTTCTAAGATCATCGAAGCTGCGAGGGTGGTACAGGAAGTAGGAGACCGCAAACCTGAACTGGCCGCACTTGGACAGAGGGTTAGAGATTTCCATATCAGAGCTCTGGACTACGCTCGTCAATCGGGTGTCCTGTCTAAGGAAGAGTTTGATAAATGGAATGCCGACCCCAGAATGTTTATACCCCTCCGGGAAGCTGCTGGTTCAGCTGAACAATCTCTGATGTCCGCGGGATCAGTCAAGATGGACGATCCCCTTGAACTTCTCACAGCTGAGGTCTTGAGACTCTACAAGCTGGCGGATGTGAACCAGGTCAAGAGATCCATTGCCAAAGACTTTGGTTGGGCAGGAGAAGCCTTCCCACTGGATAAAGCTCCAGAGATGGCCATGGTCAAGGGTTACACCAATCCTCTTTCTTCTATTACCCACTTCGAGAATGGCGCGGAAATACGTACTTACTTGCCCAGAGAAATCGCGGAAGTAGCCCAAAACCTCACTCCTCTGACTAGCAGACTGGGGGGTGGTATATTGCGTAACCTCTTCAAGTGGCCTGCAAGAGCGTTGAGGGGTGGTACTACTCTAAATCCTGCCTTCATGTTGAAGAACTTCATGCGCGATCAGGTGACAGCCTATACCCAGAGTGGCACAGGATATCAGCTTGGTGTGGACTTCGTGAAGTCTTTCAAAAGCGCTGCCAGGCTTGGTGGTATTGACGATGCTTATCGGGAATGGATCAAGGCTGGTGGTTCCAATTCTTCAATGATCTCTGAGGGTCTAAACCAATACCAGGGTGCAGTTGACCGACTTAGAAGTCAGAATATCTGGAATGTAGTCAAGGACCCTCAACTTAAATATCTGAATCCTCTCTTTGTAGCTAAGCGTAGTCTTGAATACGCTGCTGAATCTGTGGAGAATGCTTCCAGACTGGGTGAATTCCAGAGAGCTCGTGCCATGGGATTCTCGGATCAGGAAGCAGCTTTCATGTCTCGTGAAGTCACTCTAGACTTTGCCCGGTCAGGCTTGATAGGCCAAGCTCTGAATGCTTACGTGCCCTTCTTCAATGCCAGCCTTCAAGGTATCAGCAAGAGTGTTCGGATGCTGAGAGAACAGCCAGGATCCTTTCTAGCCCGGAGTGCTCTCTCAGTCTTCCTGCCAACTGCCCTGATCACCATCGCCAATGAGGATCTCAAGAAGAATTCTCCTTCAAGCGATGGAGCTGTGGCACTCTCTGAAGTTCCTGAATGGGAAGATGTCTCTTTCCTGATGATGCCCTTTGGCGAAGATGGTAAATACCTGCTGAAGCTTCCAGCCCCACAGGGTATTCTGGGTAACATCATGGCTCTGGCTAAGAGCTTTGTGCGCTTCGCTTATACGGATGACAAGATAGACTGGTTGAAAGATCTGGGCAGCATGCAAATAGAATCTGCAAATAATGCCAGAGTCCCAATTCTTCCATCTGCTTTGGCACTCCCATTAGAAATTTATACCAATAAGAATATGTTCACGGGGAATGCTATTGTTCCGCATAATATGCAGAAGCTCCTGCCTGTGGATCAGTATAAGCCTGACACCACCGTGGTAGCCAAGAGTGTGGCCAATCTCTTTGAACAGTCTGGTCTTCCTGTAGGACCTCCGAGTCCGATAGTTATCGACCACCTGATTAAGGGAATTGGTGGAGGACTTGCCCAGGCGATCAGCCAGGGTATTGACTATTTGATGCCACCTGAGAGTATGGCCAGACCGGATAAGCGTTGGAACGAATTGCCCCTGGTAAAATCTTTCTTTGTGCAGTATCCCACGTATGGTGCGAAGTCGATTGAGAAGTTCAACGAGGATGCCCAGAAATATAACGCCACTTACATGTCGCTCCAAGCGGCGGCTAGGCGTGGTGACATCAGCCGGGCAGAGAGTCTTATCGCCACAGGAGAAGCCATTAATTTGGCCAAGGTGATGAATACAATGGGCAGCATCACTTCTGCCATACAGAAGATAAACTACAACAAGGATATGAAAGGCTACGAAAAGCGTCAGCACATTGACACCCTCATGTTCAATATGATAGGTGTAGCCAGAATAGGTAATAACTTCTTGGAGAACTTGAATGCTGGTAAATAACTCGGTCTACAGTAACCTCTATGTCGGGAATGGCAGTACGACCATCTTTGGCTTCCAGTTCCCACTGCTTAGTACATCCCACCTTGAGGTTGCCACCAACGACGGTACGATCACCCGCATTCTTGTCGAAGGACAGGATTACGCGGCACAGATATATGGGGATACGGGCGGAGCAATCATCTGCTACAATCCTCCAGCTGATGGCACAGAGATCCTGCTGCTGAATGCTACACCATTCTCCCAGCTGACTCACTATACCGAGCTGGATAACTTCCCTGCAGTATCCCACGAGAATGCTCTCTCCAAGCTTACCCTAGAGGTTCAGGAACTCTGGGTACGCTTGAAGAGATGCTTATCAGTTCCAGCTTTCGGCAATGAAGAGTTCCTCGATATGCCTCTCAGACCAGGAGATCCTTACACTCCTGAGGAAGCCATTGCCTACTTCTGGTCCCAGATTAAACTGGCTATCCAGGCTGTAATTGATGCTGAAGCTGCAGCTGAAGCTGCTAAGGCCTCTGAGATCGCCGCTAAGGCATCGGAAGAAGCGTCAGCCTCTAGTGCATCCTCGGCTTCTACCAGTGCCGCCAATGCTTCTATATCAGCCTCAGCAGCGGTAGTAGCTGCTAACAAGTCTGAGCTTTGCAGGGATCAATCCTGTGAATGCGCTCAAGCCTCGGATCTTTATTCTGAGAATGCTGCCACATCAGCAGAAGAAGCCAAAGAAGCGGCGGATAACGCTGCCAATAGCTTCCCGATCCTGGGTAGACTCTCAGTAGATTATACGCCTTATGGGTTCAATAGCATTCTGGTACCTGCAGAGCTGCCCAGAGAACTCTATCCCGATGCTTGGGATAAGATCCTAGAAGAATCGGCTAATGGCAATCTAACGATCCAGGATGATGTAACCTGGATGGCTCAGTTCAACCAGGATGGCTTCAACGATAACTATTCTGATGGTGATGGCAGTACTTGGTTCCGTATACCGTGTATGCCCACAGGAGGGGTGGTACAGATTGATGATACTGTGACCGCTCTGGACTCTACTTGGTCTTCTACTAAGATCCATGCTCAAGACAACCTAAAGATTAATCTTTCCGCTACGAGTACCACCGCCAATTATAACATGGTCAAACAACTGGCCTGGAACATTGATGCTGGTGGTCATGTAGATCTAATAGTTACCTTGAGGGACCTTTCCGGGGCTGAGCCTGCAGACATAACAGAGACTCTGATTGGCCCGGTAGTATCAGCAGATACTGATGGTTTCATGGATGCAGCCACGTATAATACTGTAGCCACTCTTGTGGCAGAAGTGGCAGCTCTAGAAGGAGGACTGACCCCTCGTGGTACGGTCCAGTACCATACGACAGATGTAACTCCGACAATCCTCACAGCCTATATTTTCGACAATTATGCTCGTCAACCCCAGAAAGGCGATGCCTTGATGGATCTGGATGACATGCAGTGGTATTATGACGGCACATCCTGGTTTGAATGGGGTTCTGGTGCAGTTGCGATAGCAACTCAGACTTCTGTGGGTGTGGTCAAAGGTCAGAACGATACTGGCTACATCTACGTCAATACCGATGGCTCGATGCAGGTGGTTGGCTGGGATACACTGGTTACGATCAACGATGCCATCACCTCTGGAACGGCAACCTGGTCTTCTACTAAGATCTCCACAGAGCTTGCTCTGAAGGCTGATGATTCGGGGGTGGTACATTTAGCGGGTGTAGAGACAATCACCGGGTCTAAGACATTCGGGATTAATCCTGCAATACCCCAAGCGAGTGCCCTTATTACAGGCATTACAGATACCACCCACGCTGCTACTAAGGCGGAAGTCTATAACACAGCCTGGGCGCTACAGACCTATGGTGATGCCACTTACACGGATATCGATGCCCTGACCACTCCGGGATACTGGAGTGTCGCCTTTGCCCTGAACTATACGAATGGTCCTGTAGGGACCGGTTGGACATGCTTTGTCTACAAGGCCAGAGTTGGACAGGTCCAGGAAGTTACGTATGATAGTAGTTATGCCGGGTCCCCAATCTGGAGACGGGTGGGTACTACTTCCCAATCTTGGGGAGACTGGAAGAGAATCTATCCTGCTGAAGCCCAGAAAGCTATCTGGGTACCTAGAACAGATACTGATCTGGCGACCTTGGGATTCGACTATTTCACCACTCCCGGTCTTTACAGTACCAACTACAGTGCCACCATGGCAG